ATCTCAACCTCCAAGGCTGAGATCAGTGAATCAGAACACCACCCCGCAGGGAAGCCCGTTTATGGGTATGTGACCTAGTGGAGATTCTGATGTTCTCCGCTCTTCGCCCGCCCTACTCGCTCATTATGGCTGACCCGCCGTGGGCGTTTAGGGCCTATTCTGAGCGGGGCCTGGGGAAGTCTCCCCAGGCCCATTACCTCACCATGTCGCTCGACGACATCAAGGCTCTTCCGGTTGCGTCTCTGGCTACCCCGGATGCCATTCTTTGGCTTTGGGCCACGAATCCCATGCTTCCCCAGGCATTCGAGGTCGTGGACGCCTGGGGCTTCCAATTCAAATCGGCGGGCCATTGGGTGAAGCGCACCACCACGGGCAAGCTCGCCTTCGGGACCGGATACATTCTTCGGTCCGCGGGCGAGCCCTTCCTGATCGGGACGCGCGGGAAGCCCCAGACTACTCGGTCGGTGAGGTCCGTCATCGAGGGGCCGGTGCGCGAGCACTCTCGCAAACCCGACGAAGCCTATCAGGCCGCTGAGGCTCTGATGCCCGGCGCGCGCCGGCTGGACCTGTTCTCGCGGGAAAGTCGGCCCGGATGGGACGCTTGGGGCGCCGAGGCGGGGAAGTTCGATCCTGCCAACGATGACACCGCGCCTCCCCGGCCGGCGAATAACAATCCCGATCGGGATTGCTGATCGAGAAATCAGAAAAGCCCGCGCACCCACGCGGGCTTTTCCAACTCAAGGACAATGCACACCATGTATTATTCTGAAGCCGAGGCGGCCGTCAACTTCGCGCGCGAGCATGATGGCTCTATCAAGTACGACCACGCCTCAGGGCGCTGGTTCATTTTCAACGGCAACATCTGGCGGCCCGACCTGCGCGGCAAGGTCCGAAGTCTCGCGCACGACTTCATCATGAACGAGACTGAGGGGATGCGGGACCTCGGTGCCCAGGGGAAGGCGCGCAGTAAGCGTGTGGTTGATGCCGTGGAGGGGCTGGCACGGACCATTCCGGGCCTGACGGCCGGCCCGGCCGATTGGGACCCTGACCCGCTCCTCTTGGGCACCCCGGCCGGCACGCTCGATCTACGGAATGGGAAGGTGCGGGAGCCGGAACGGCAGGACGGCATCACCCGTAGCCTCGCGGTCGCGCCCGCCCAGGAACCGGCCTGCCCGCGTTGGGTTGGCTTTCTGCGGGAGAGCACCGGAGGCGATGAGGGCGTGATGAGCTTCCTCAAGATGTGGTGTGGGTATAGCGTCACGGGCGAGACCAAGGAGCACGCCCTTCTCTTTATCTTCGGGCCGGGCGGGAACGGCAAGTCTGTCTTCATCAATACCGTCGCGGGCATCTTCGGCGATTATGCCGCCACCGCGCCCATGGACGCCTTCACGGCCAGCACGGGGGATCGGCACCCCACGGACCTCGCGATGTTGCGGGGCGCGCGCCTCGTGACCGCCACCGAGACCGAAGAGGGCCGAACGTGGGCGGAAGCCCGCGTCAAGCAGATGACCGGCGGGGACAAGATCGCGGCCCGGTTCATGCGGCAGGACTTCTTCACCTACGTGCCGCAGTTCAAGTTGACGCTCGTTGGAAACCACATGCCGGCGCTCCGGAACGTCGATGAGGCGATGCGGCGCCGCTTCAACATTGTGCCCTTCGTTCTGAAGCCCCAAAACCCGGACCGCGACCTTGAGGCGAAGTTGAGGGCGGAATGGCCCGGCATCCTGCGCTGGATGATCGACGGTTATCAGGACTACGCGCAGCACGGCCTTGTGCGGTCCGAGAGCATCCGAGCCGCTACGGAAGGCTACTTCGAGGATGAGGACATGCTGGGCACATGGGTGAAGGAGCGGTGCGATACCGGCCCGGACCTGTGGGACCGGCCGGGCGACCTGTTCGCCAGTTGGTCCGCCTACGCGACCCGCAATGGCGAACAGGCTGGTGACCTTCGCCGCTTCCGGTCTGGCCTCGAACGTCTGGGCTTCCGGCACCAGCGCTCCCATGGGGTGCGGCGCGTGATCGGCATCCGGAGTCTGGAGTAGGGTGCCGGCACCCGTGCGCCATCCGGCACCCGGTTAATCTATTGATATGTATTGGTAAATCAGATCGGGTGCCGGATGGTGCCGGCAAAATCCCATTATCGGCTCATACGCGCGTGAGCGATATAATAGAGAAATGCCGGCACCGTCCGGCACCCGCGATTGATTGTTGTTTTACCGCAATGAGTTATCGGGTGCCGGACGCGGCACCCCGACCCGGCACCCGCCCGGTCCCACCGCTCCCAGTGCCGCCTCTACATGGTCCGGAAGCCACATGAACGAAATCGGAACATCTGCTTCCACTGAACTCTATCGTGGTTCATAATCACGCCCATCAAGTGTGGCCTGAGGGCAACAGGATGGGAAGCACGGCCATTTGGCGTGAAATTGGCTCGGGTCCTTCCCTCGCGCGCCTACTGCGGGATCGCGGCCCCCCGATATATCACTCAAATCACTCATTTTTTCCGGGGTTCACGGATGGCCTATGGGGATAGCGTCACGGTCGCTGAACTGGCGGACCTGTTGGGCCTGTCCACCCGGACGGTGAAGCAACTGGCGGCCGAAGGGGTGTTTCCCCGGACCTCACGGGGCCAATACGACCTGAAGGCTGGGGTTCGGAACTACACGGCGCGGCTCAGGGATGGGGCAGCACTTCGGGGCGGCGATGACGCCACCAGCGCGGCCCGTAGGCGAGAGAGCGAGGCGCGGGCGCTGAAGGTGGAGCTGGCGAACCGGAAGGCCCTGGGGGAGCTTGTGGAGGCCCAGGAGGTGGCGCGGCGCTGGACCGCGAGCCTGACCGATGTGCGCGCCCGCATGTTGGCGGTTCCGGCCCGTGTGGCGGCCCGGCTCGGTCACGAAGCCCATGCGGTGGTGGACGCCGAGGTGCGGCTCGCACTGGAGGGGGCGGCGGATGCTGGACCGGATCGAGGCTGAGACCCGTGCGGCCCTGAGGCCGCCCGAGCGGGTGCCCCTGCCGGAGTGGATCGAGGCCCGCGTGGTGCTGCCCGGCGAGGTGTCGGCTTTGCCCGGCCGGGTGCGCTTGACTGCCTATCAGCGCGGCATCGCGGAGGCGATGACCTCCCATGAGCGCGTGACGCTCGTGAAAGCCGTGCGCGTCGGGCTCTCGACCTTGCTCACCAGCATGATCGCCGCCGAGGCCACCATGGAGCCCGGCCCCATCATGCTCTTGCTCCCCACCGAGAGCGACGTGCGCGACGTGGTGGTGAGCGACCTTGACCCGATCCTTTCGGCCTCGGGCCTGGGCTCGCTCATGGCTGAAGACGAGCGCAGCACCCTCGCGAGCCGGCGCTTTCCCGGCGGCTCGCTCAAGGTGGTGGCCGCGAAGTCTCCGAGGAACCTCCGCAGGCACAACGTCCGCACCCTCCTCATCGACGAGGCGGACGCCATGGAGCCGGGGCCGGAGGGCTCCCCGATCCTGTTGGCGGAGCGCCGCACCCTGTCGTTCCCGAACCGCCGCATCATCCTCGGTGGCACCCCCGTGGATGCCGAAACGTCCAACGTGCTGCGCTCCTACGGGGAGAGCGACCGGCGCGTCTTCGAGGTGCGGTGCCCGCACTGCGCCGACCATTTCGAGTTGCTATGGCAACACATCTCGTGGCCGCCCGGCGGGACCGAGAAGGCGGTGGCGACCTGCCCGGAATGCGGTGCGGAGATTGAGGAGCGGCACAAGCCCGAGATGGTGGAGGCGGGCCGGTGGCGCATCACGCGACCCGAGGTGCAGGGGCACGCGGGGTTCCGGATCAATGCGCTTGTCTCGCCGCTCGCGAACGCCGCCTGGGGCCGGCTCGCACAGGAATATGAGGCCGCCCGCTCTGACCCCTCCCTGATGCGGGTGTTCCACAACACCATTCTCGCATTGGGCTGGGAACAGGAGGGTGAGGCAGCGGATGACCGCGCGCTTGCGGGGCGCGCTGAGCCGTTCGGGCTCGACGCCCTGCCCGAGGAGGTGCTGTTCATCACCGTGGGCGTGGACGTGCAGCGCGATCGCCTGGAAGCCTCGATCCTCGGTCATGGGCGGGACGGCATCACCTTCGTGCTCGCGCATCACGTCCTATGGGGCGCGACCGACCGAGGGGAGGTGTGGGGCGAGCTTTCTGCCCTTCTCTCGACCCGGTGGCGCCATCCCTTGGGCGGGACCATCGGGCTAGATGCGGTGGGGATTGACGCGGGCGACGGGGCCGCCATGGACACGGTGTGCCGCTTCGCCGCCGCCCGTGCGGGCCGGCGGGTGCTCGCTCTCAAGGGCGTGGCGGGCTTCAGCCGTCCACCCCTCCAGAAGTCCAAGGCGAAGGTGCCGGGCGGGGTGCTGTGGCTCGCGGGCGTGGACGCTCTGAAGACGCAGCTATTCGACAGGTTGCAACGCGGCACGTCGGTGCGGTTCTCTGCCGCGCTGGAGCCGATCTTCTTCGAGCAACTGGCGTCAGAGAGGCGCGTCGTGCGCGTGGTGGGCGGGCAGCCGAAAGCCCGCTTCGAGCGCATTCCCGGCCGGCGCGCCGAAGCGCTCGATTGCACCGTGTACGCCCTCGCCGCGCGGCATGTGCTCGCCACAAACTGGACCGGCCGTGCCGAAGAGCTGAAGGGCGCGCCCCAGCCGAAGCCGGCGCCGCGGGTTATCCCAAGTGCGTGGATGTCGGGACGCTGAAAGTGGATGTCTCGCGCATCAAAGTGGAAGCGCCAGACATCCACAAATTGCCCGCGCGTGCGCGAGCTGCGCCCGCCGGAATGTGCCCCCAATTTTTGGGGAGACATCGGGTTCCCGCTCGCGCGTGTGCGCGAAGATGCGCCACATTTGTTCCCTTTGTGTTCCAATCTCACGCGGCATGGATTAGGAT